GGTATCACCACGCCGCGCCATGCTACGTTATGCTGTGACAGGCGCAACGCGGAGACTATAACTGGTATCACTTTTTGACAGGCGAAAAAAAGCCCCACAGAAGTGAGGCTTGGATGTTACTTGGCGTCGCGTGATACAGGCAGTGCGCGTATCCATGCCTTGTATCCTAGGCTCTGGAGTAAAGCCCTTTCTTGTTGCGCTAGTTCATTTGAATCAAACACTTCGATCATGTTCATCTGAATCGACATAGGTGCGTTCCCGCTTTGCGTATACTCCACAAGATATACATAATTTGCTCGGGGCTTTCTAACATAGGTCAATCGGCTGAATCGTTTGCTTTCTTCGGCGTGTCTTTTACTGTTCATAGTGTCATTACCTGTTAGGGTTAGTGCCCCCCGAGGGGGGCGTGTGAGTTACTCGGTTACTTGTGCGAATGTTGCCAGTACACTTGCTAGCACGTCTTTAGTTACTTCGGCATCCTTAATCGCCGCGTGCTTTTCAATATAGGTTTGAAGGTCTCTCACTTTCTTGCAAATCCTGTGGTTCACCTTGTTGGCCTCATCGATTACCTTATCGCCGGTCTCGACGGGTTGCGGTTCAGTTACTACTGTCCCGTCTTTCTTTTCTTGTCGCTTTCGGATTGCATCCCTATCGGCTGACATTGCACGCCCTAACCATGTTTCGTTTGCGCGCTTGTCTTTCTTGTCGCGGGCATTCAAGGCCTTCGTCGGGGTTGCTGCCAGTCTAACTGCTCGCTCGCCTCGACCTTCTAACCTTGCGGCCTTCAATGCCTCCCACAACTCGGGGGTGGTAGTGGATTTATGGCCGTCGTATGCGCCCTTGTTTCTGCCGCCTAGAGATACGAAGTCAGTCCAGAGCATCCCATCTTGAACCAGTTTGTCGTATGCCGCTTGGCTAGCTTTACGAGCGCTTTCTACCGCTTTTTCAGCGGTCACGTCCTTGTTAGCAAACGTGCTGTATAACTCGCGAGCCTCGTGTGTAAACTTACCGGCGATATACATTGTTGTCGCGGGCGTCTTAACAGCTTCTAATTTAGCTTTCTTATTCATAATGATTTTCTCTTCAATTAATCAAGCGCGGTATTGCGTCTTGATGTCACCAATAATAACAAGTTATCACGAAATGACAATAGATAGCCTACAAATAAATGAAACTGTATACATATGTATACAATGGCGCGAATCGCTATAACTCGATACCTACCCCGCCCCCATGACCCACTTGGTACAGCAGGAGTCCCGCCGCTCTATGTATTACTAATTTACACAAATTAATCGTTTTTCTACGAGTTTGAGGCCCCCACCCCACCTATATGGGAACACCCCCCCACCTTGATTTATAAAGTCCCTTGTAAAAAATTTTTTGTATACCTACACTGAGTGGATATGGATAAGCCGAATATAAGGATGTATAGCGCCACACATACAGGGAGGGTAGGGGAGTTTTTCGCCATGTATGTCTTAGAGCGTTGCGGTATAGAGTGCTACCACGTAGACCGTTCCGGCGTAGACTTGTGGTGCCAGACGGGTAACGAAGACATGTTCACCCTACAAGTGAAGTCAGCCAACCTATCTAGAGTAAAAAAGAAAGCTGGAAGCAAACCCCTACTACGTTACATATTCAACTTACAGTCAGAGAAAGTAGCAGACTTCTATATGTTTATAGCACTAGACATACAGAAAGCCATAATAATGCAAACTAAAGAGCTAGGACAAAAAACGGGCCTACAGCTACATCCCAACAAGTTTACGGACGAAGCAGAGCAGGCAGGACTTGATAGCCTACACAACTTTAGAAGGGCAGATTCTAAATAGGCTTGTTCATATAAACTTGTTGTGGTACAAAGTAACCTCGGTTTAACAACCTGCAACCACAATATGACTATTGAACTCGAACCCGAGACTGGGGTTCCGCTATTTGATGATGACCCTGCGGTGGATTTAGTTGTCCGTACGCAAGCAGCAAGAACCACAGCCTTAGAGCTAGCAGAACACGGGTTAGAACTTAAACCCACCAAAGAAGATGAAGATATAGCAGCTAAAATTGCTATAGCGTATGCCGACGACCCCGAAAAAACGTCGCGGAAAGCCACAAACAAGCGTATCGCTACCCTAACACCAGCCTCTTTGGTGCTTACAGGTAACATACTTACCGAATTCGGTGCCTCAGTAGTAGAATCTGCGGTGTCTTTGCGCCATCTTGTCACCAATAAGTTGATACTAGAGACCGAGAACCCCGACCCACGCGTCCGTATACGAGCGTTGGAGTTACTGGGTAAGATTTCAGACGTAGGGCTGTTCGCAGAGAAGTCAGAAGTGACTGTTACACACCAGTCAACGGACGATTTGAAGGCTAAACTGCGTAGAAAGCTGGAAAAACTAGTAAATCCTAGAGAAGAGATCGCCATAGACGGGGAGATCATAGACCTCGACGTAGAATTAGGGACGAAAGGCGGTGAGTAGTGCTGCTGTAGACTTTACGCAGCAAGAAATCCAGCATATGTTGGACAATATCGACGAGTTTAGCCCTGATGAAGTGGTGGAGATAGAAAAACTAGTCGATGAGCTTGACAAACGGCGAACAGTAAAGGCCGCGTACGACGATCTGATAGAATTTTGTAAACTTATGATGCCTGACTTCATTGTTGGTAAGCATCATAGGATTCTAGCCGACTTATTGATGGATATAGAGCTAGGAAACAAGGATCGAGCGTGCGTAAACATCCCTCCACGTCACGGCAAGTCCCAACTAGTGTCTATTTTCTTCCCTGCGTGGTATTTGGGGCGTAATCCAGACAAGAAAGTGATGATGGTGTCCCATACAACTGATCTAGCTGTAGATTTTGGACGTAAAGTACGTAACTTGATCTCATCCCCCGAGTATCAGGTAATATTCCCCACCGTAAAACTAGCCAGTGACTCTAAATCAGCGGGTCGGTGGAGTACAAGTATAGGTGGAGAGTACTACGCGTGTGGTGTTGGCTCTGCACTGGCAGGCCGTGGTGCCCACTTACTATTGGTAGATGACCCCCACTCCGAACAAGACGTTATCAACGGCAACTTTATTGTCTTTGAGAAGGCATACGAATGGTTTACGTTCGGTGCTCGTACCCGTCTGATGCCCGGAGGTAGTGTAGCCATCATCCAGACTAGATGGCATATGGACGATCTAACAGGGCGTGTGGTCAAGGATATGACTCAAAACGAGCGATCTGACCAGTATGAGGTCATAGAGTTCCCCGCGATATTAGATATCGACGATAAAGATACCGGCAAGCCCGTACAGAAACCCCTGTGGCCTGAGTTTTTTGATCTGGAGGCGTTGCTACGTACGAAAGCATCTATGCCCGTGTTCCAGTGGAACGCACAGTACCAGCAACAACCTACCGCAGAAGAAGCCGCACTGGTTAAAAGAGAGTGGTGGAACGAGTGGGATATAGAGCGGCCCCCAGAGTGCGAATACATAATCATGTCGTTGGACTCCGCAGCCGAAAAACACAACCGCGCTGACTACACAGCACTTACTACGTGGGGGGTATTTCTTAATGAGGATACTTCAGCGTATAATATAATCTTGCTTAATAGTATAAAAGAGCGTATGGAGTTCCATGAGCTAAAAGAACTAGCTATGGATCAGTACACAGAGTGGGAACCAGACGCGTTTATAGTAGAGAAAAAGAGTTCAGGAGTTGCGTTATATCAAGAAATGCGGCGTATGGGGCTGCTTGTACAAGAATATACCCCCCATAGAGGTTCTGGTGATAAACTGGCACGCTTAAACTCTGTGTCTGACATTGTACAGTCTGGACTAGTGTGGGTTCCGCAGACTAGGTGGGCAGAGGAAGTAGTAGAAGAGATCGCTGGATTTCCTTTTATGAGTCATGATGACTTAGTGGACTCGACGGTGATGGCGCTTATGCGGTTCAGGCAAGGTGGATTCATACGCTTACCTACTGATGAGCCAGAAGAAATCAAATACTTTAAACATCGCGGCAGCGGGTTTTATTAAGAGGTTGCAGAATGCCAATAATAAAAGAGCTAAAAGCGCATATAAGTAAAGCGTCTCCAGAAGGGCGCGGGGTGTTAACCAAAGCTGCGGCTAAGATGTCTCCTAAACAACAACAAGATTTTTTGGCTTCTCTACAATTAGGGGACGCGGAGTTTCAAACAGATGTGGGTGAGTACATGCCCGAAGGGTCTACAATTGATCCCTCTGTTGCTAGACTAAAAACATTCCCTAAAGAAGCGGGTGTTGGGCCTAGAGGCTTAACCTTGAGGGGTTTAGCGCGATATGCTAACACACCTCCTGCAACTGAGTCTTTTAGGGGGTATACAGTAGACATCGAACCCAATACGGTAAATGCTATTGAAGCCGTAAACGCTAAACCTTGGTTATGGGCACACGAATACAGGCATTTAGAAGAAACTGACGCTGACCCCGAGATTAGGTCTGCTACATCTCATACTACTCGGGAGATAAGCAACCAGATACAAGATGTTTTGTCGGCACAGAACTCCGATGAAGTACGTGCTAGAAGTACAGAACTACTACAGCATATTTTTTATAATACCGAGTTGAGTGGTGGGCAGGAAAAGCGAGTACAGGATTTGTACAAAAAGTTATTTTCTTCTAACTCTAGCGACGAAGAACTACCCGAGCTTGTCCAAGAGGTAATGGATATAGGCAGTCTAAAGGAACTATCCGATTTAGTGTTAGATAAAGATAAAGTGCGACATAGTCCCTACTTTGAAAAAAATATAGGCTATCTTACTTCAGAACGTGAGGGGTTACAAAAACCAACTATGCCGGAAGATTACCGTAAAGGTGGCCGCGTAAGGCTAATTTGAGGATACAGTTATGGCAATAGAAAAAGGGTTATATGCGGCACCAGAAGGTGAAGTAGAAGAAGTAGAGGAATCTGAACTAGAGATAGAGATAGTCAACCCTGAGATGGTTACTCTAGATGATGGTAGTGTAGAGATCACTATTATCCCCGGTGCTGAAGAAGCTGACCTAATGGACTTCGATGCTAATCTAGTAGACGCGTTAGATGAAGGTTACCTAAACGAATTAGCAGGTGACCTACTAGGTATGGTAGACGCTGATGTAGATAGCCGTAAAGAGTGGGCGGACACCTACGTTAAAGGACTTGATATCTTAGGGTTTAAGTACGAAGAGCGTACTAGTCCTTGGCAAGGCGCTTGTGGTGTTAACTCTACCGTGCTTGCTGAAGCCGCTATCCGTTTTCAAGCAGAGACCATGAGTGAGACTTTCCCTGCTGCTGGCCCTGTACGAGTTAAGGTCTTAGGCAAAGAAACTAAAGACAAGTTAGAAGCCGCAGAGCGTGTCAAAGCCGACATGAACTACGAGCTTACAGAGAACATGGTTGAGTATCGCCCTGAACACGAGCGTATGCTATACAGCCTAGGGTTAGCGGGATCAGCCTTTAAGAAGGTTTACTTTGACCCTACTATGGGTAGACAAGTAGCAATCTACATTCCCGCAGAAGACGTTATCGTACCATACGGCGCGTCCAACATAGAGTCAGCAGAGCGTGTTACTCATGTAATGCGTAAGACCAAGAATGAAATGTTGCGCCTACAAGTTAGTGGGTTCTACTCTGGCATAGAGTTGGGTGAGCCAGCCCCATTCCATACAGACATTGAAGAGAAAAAAGCCGAAGAAGGTGGTTACGACATCACCGACGATGACCGGTATACCGTTTACGAGATTCATGCTGAACTTGATATAGAGGGTGTGGATGAAGAAGACGGGTTAGCAAAACCTTACATCGTTACAATTGAACGGGGCACAGGAGAGATACTTGCCATCCGTCGTAATTGGGACGAGTCAGACATGCTCAATATGAAGCGTCAGCACTTTGTACATTACGTGTACGTGCCGGGATTTGGCTTCTACGGGCTTGGGTTGATACATATAGTAGGGGGGTACGCTAAAGCAGGAACGTCGATTATACGGCAACTAGTGGACGCTGGTACGTTAGCTAACTTACCGGGAGGTTTGAAGTCCCGTGGGTTACGTATTAAAGGTGATGATGCTCCCATAGAGCCGGGAGAATTTAAAGACGTTGATGTGCCATCAGGCAGCATCCGTGAAAACATCATGCCCCTGCCATACAAAGAACCTAGTCAAACCCTGCTGTCCTTACTTAATCAGATAACTACTGAAGGCCGTCGTTTAGGTGCTATCAGTGATATGAACATATCTGACATGTCCGCTAATGCCCCTGTAGGAACTACGTTGGCGCTACTGGAGCGCACGTTAAAACCAATGGCAGCGGTACAAGCTCGTGTACACTATGCTATGAAGTTAGAGTTTAAGATGCTCAAGGCTATAATGGCTGAAGAAGCGTCGATAGATTACGACTACATACCTAATAGAGGTGAAGTGTCAGCGCGTCAAGCCGACTACGCTATGGTCGATGTGATTCCTGTAAGTGATCCCAATAGCTCTACGATGGCGCAGCGAGTAGTACAGTACCAAGCAGTGTTGCAGATGTCGCAACAAGCACCCCAGATATACAACCTCCCTCAATTGCATCGCCAGATGATTGAAGTGCTCGGCGTCAAGAACGCTGATAAGTTAGTCCCTACGGAAGATGATATTAGACCTACTGACCCCGTAAGCGAAAACATGAACGTGCTAACAGGTACCCCTATAAAAGCGTTCTTGAACCAAGACCACGAAGCACATATAACGGCGCACCAGTCGTTTATGCAAGACCCTATGGTTGCTCAAACTATCGGTCAGAACCCACAGGCACAGCAGATTATGGCTGCGTTACAAGCTCACTTAGCCGAGCATATAGGGTTCAGATACCGCAAGCAGATGGAAGACAAGCTAGGCGTTACCCTACCACCACCGAATGAAGAGCTACCTGAAGAGATTGAAGTTCATCTATCTAAGCTCATATCGGAGGGTGGTAAACAGCTTACGCAACAACATCAGCAGGAAGCAGCACAGAAAGCAGCGCAGCAACAGCAGCAAGACCCCGTACTCCAGATACAACAAGCAGAGCTACAGGTTAAGCAGCAGGAAGTGCAGCGCAAAGCGCAGAAAGACCAGTCCGATATGCAGCTTAAACAAGCAGAGCTACAGCGCAAAACGCAAAAAGATCAAGCTGACGCGGCAATGGATCAGCAACAACTCGAAATCGAAAGACAGGAGTTGGAAATAGATGCTCAGAAGGCTGGGGCTAAACTAGCTGCGGATAGAAGGACAGCTAATACTAAACTCGACCTAGACTTAATGAAAGCAACTAGTGGGGTCAATAAAAAGCGCAAGGAATAAATAATGGCTAAAACCGTCTTTGACGTGCTCAAGAATAAAATCGAGGATGATATGTCCTCTGCAACAGAATTTCTAAGTAATGGGGGAGCTAAAGACTTCGCTCAGTATAAAGAAATAACAGGAATGCTACGAGGTCTCACTTCCTGTCTGAACCATGTAAATGACCTCTCGCGTAACTATATGGACGATGACGATGACTGATCTAACGATAGTACATAAAGAAGCAGAAAACGACGAAGAGCTTGACCTCCAAATACCCACTCCCGTGGGGTACCGAGTCTTAGTAGCCATGCCAGAAGTAGAAAATACGTATGGCGAAACCGGCATTCTCAAGTCCAGTAATGACATGCATAACGAATACATCATGTCTACTATTGGAGTTGTACTCGATATGGGTGCGGAAGCGTATTCTGACAAAGAGCGTTTTCCTACTGGCCCTTGGTGTAAGACGGGGGACTATGTAATGTTCCGTGCCAATACTGGTACGCGGTTTAGAGTAGGTGGCGTTGAATATCGTCTGATGAATGATGATTCAATTGAAGCAGTGGTAAACGATCCTCGTGGCGTTACACGAGTGTGAGGAGTAGATAATGGGATTTGAAAAAGTAGAATACACCTTTCCTGATGAACAGGAAGACAAAGGTATAGAGATAGAAGACTCTAGTGCTATAGAAATTGACATATCTGGCAAACCCGCTCCAGAAGAAAAGCCTGCTGAAGAAGAAAAAGAAGTAGAGGTAGAGCTTGAGATTGTAGACGATACGCCGAAAGCAGATAGGGGGCGTAAGGCTTCTGCACCTCCCGCAGACCTTACTGATGAGGAGTTAGAAGATTACTCAGATAAAGTCCGCAAGCGTATACAACACTTTAGTAAGGGCTACCATGACGAACGGCGGGCTAAAGAATCAGCGCATCGTGAAAGACAGGAAATGGAAGCGT